TATGCCTGGCGCTGGCTGACTTGGCGCGAGACAGCCGAGGACCGCGAGTTCGAGAGGGCAACCGCATGAACACCGCAGAACGTAACGCGATTCTCGACCGCTTCGAAGCTGAGAAACGGGAGCTAGGAGGGTTCGGCGAAACGACTAGCGAAACGCCCCGTTCGGTATCGGTGCAGGGCTATGACAGCCCATATGGCCTCGACAACTCCAAAGGGCCAGGTGCCAGCGAGGAACCCGTAGGCGCTCGACAGCGCACAGCCGAAGGCGAAGGCGAGGACGAACCCCCTGTGGCGGCGCTCAAGCGCGTACATGACCATCATGAACGTCACGGCGCTGGCCCCGAAGGCGGTGAGCACAGCCCGCAGTTTGGCAGTCGGCTAAGCCGTGAGTGGCGCAGCTCGCGCCCTTGCGAGAGCGCAAGCGAGCTTCGCGAGGATCGTCAAGTCAGCGTGGAGAGCCACCCGATCAAGCCCGCGAACGCGCAACGGCAAGAGCGCCCATTCGTTCTTGAGCCGTCCGAACTCCCGCTCGACCGAAGCGCGGCCCTTGTAGAGCTTCGACCAACGCGAAGTCTCGCGGGGAATCAAAGGGTGCAGCCGGTCAGCTTTGACCCACCGGCTTGCAGGCTTGCACTCGCCAGTAGGACAGCGCCACTTGGACGCCTTGCGCCCATAATCGCTCCCGGCGAATCGCCACTCGCCATGCTCGCATTGAGGTGGCCGATGGTCGCCCCGCTTCACCCCCGGCGTCTGGCGCAAAGGCATGATCGGTCGACAATCGCGGTCCTCAAGGGCGTCGTAAACGACGGTGAGGTCGTATCCCTTGTCCAGCGCGCAAGTCTCGGCAGCGAAGCCACGGGCCCTTGCGGTGTCGATCAGGCGAACGGCGTATCGGGATTCATTGGCCTTTGCCGTCTCGACCGTCCACGCGACCGGCAGTCCGGTGCGCGAGCAGACCGCTGCGTGGACCCGGTAGCCATAAAAGCCGCCCCCTTTGCGCGTCGAGACAGCGGAGCGGTGGCCCCAGGATGCGTCCGGGTCGCTGAACCGCTCACGTTCGGGGCCGTTGTGGCTGACAAACCGCTGGCCGTTGGCGTAAGCGGGAAGGTCGGAGGCGTCCACCGAAAGGTCGCGGCCCATATCGGGATGCTTCTCATGCAGGGCGACGGTTACGCGCTCAATGCAGGAGGCAAGAAGATCGACATATCGCCTGAGCTTCGCGGTGAAGCGGTAGCAGGCATAGATACTCGGCACCCCGTCAGTGCATCCCAGAGCGGCGCAAAGCCCCGGATGCTCACTGACCAGTGCCACCGTCCGGGTCCATGTCGGGACGGCGTACATCGCCTTCACAAGGGCCATGCCGACCATCGAGCGGATCGGATAACCGGGGCGACCAGTCCACCGGGTTTCCTCAAGTTCCCCAATCAGGCTCGAAATCTCAGGCGAGTCGAGAAGGGCTGCAAGCTCGGAGACTGCCGAGCGGCTTGGTACTTTGGAACTGGCCACCGAGCTATCACCTCTGTGGTCCTGAGGCCCGGGCGTTTGCGCGTCGCGGGCCTCGCTTTTCTTAAACCAACTGAGCCAATCCTACCCTTCCCGTCGGACGGAAAGGGAGCAGGAATTGGCTTGCAGAAGCCGATTCCAGGCACATCCGCTTGTGATTGGCTGCTATACAAGGAAGTGCGGTCGCCGGGATTCGAACCCGGAAGCGCGATACCGCGCAGCGGGATGAAAGTCCGCCGCGTTTGCCAATTTCGCCACGACCGCAAGGTGATGAGACGGCCGGGCCAGAGCGGTTGCAAGGCATCTGGTTCGGCCGTTTCTCGCCGCGTCGTTCGATACGATGCGGCAAGTCGTTATGAAGGCCCGGACGACCCCGTAGGGGCCATCCGAGCCGTTGTTATCGGGGTCGGTGGCTCCGGGTGTCCTGGTCAAGGGAGATACCCGGAGCCGCTACCTATCTCAAGGCTCTGCCCCCCCACTCAGCGTCTCAAGCGTCGGGGTGCCAGGAAAGCCTTTGTAGGTGTACTCGCCCCGGCCTACGCGCTCGATCTCGCCTTTCACGCGGAACAGCCGATTCATAGCCGCTTCGACCGTCGGCACGGGATGTTTGGCCCCTTTCGGCTCCCAACCGCGTCGGGTCAGCTCCGCCAACATGTCCTTGGCGTTCCAGACGCCGCCTTCCCGCATCACGCGACGAACGGCGTCGATGCCCTGAGGCACCGCGTCTCGGCCGTTATCGGGCGGCGAGGCAGGCGCAGGCTCGGGCGTCGCCGGTTCGGGTTCTGGCAGATCAACATCGGGCAACAGCCGAATTGTTTTAGCCAGACCCCGCAATGCCGCAGCTTCGCGTTCCCGGTCGTCGGCTTCCTGCTCAACCTTCTTGATCGCTGCCGCAGGATCGTTTTTGCTGGCTTTCAGCGTCTTGATGATCTGGGCGATGTCTACCTTCATCTGGCCAACCTCCACTTGGGTTGGTTCCCAGTCTATCCGCGAGTGAGGCGGAACGGGAGTGAAGGAGTCGGTTTAGGGGTAGATCGGGGAAATCTACGGGGTGAGCCAGCGTGATCGCCCGCGAGAATCGGCTCTGCGCGGGGCCTGAGGAGTTTCGCCAATCTCTCCTAACCGCCATCCTCAACTCCGATCAGGAGGGGCGATGAGGCGCTTCGTCTATTGCCCCAAATGTTGGAGGGCGGCACCATCGGCCCACGACCTGACCGCGATGGGCTGCGAGGGTGAGCACCGGCAGGCTATAGATGCCGAGGACATTGGGCCTCTTATCGATGCGCTGCGCTACATCCGAGGCGATGACGTAGCGGGAATGGAAGGCCATCTGCCCGCAAAGCAAGTAGCTGAGGCAGCCCTCCAGCCCTTCGAGGAGGGCAAATGAGCGGCATCGACCTGGCAAATAAGGCCGACATCAAGGCGAAGCTGCCCCGCGCCAGGTCGGTCCTTACCGAGAAAGAGCGGGAGCTGCGGGACGCCGAACGCGACCTGTATCACTTCGAGCAACTTCTTCTTCATCTTGCGGCGATGGTCCAGCCCTTCGAGGAGGGGGAGCGGTGAGGAAAGACCGCGAAATCTCAAAGGGGATCGTCACGAACCCCGGGCGCATGGGCGGCAAGCCGACGAGCTACCCCTACCTGAGCTTTGCGGACAAGGGCAGACCTTCCGGGGCCGAGCGGAGCGAGGGGGACTAGGTGGCCGATCCGCTGAAAGGCCGACGCCAGGCGATCAACAACGGCAGTTGCTCGCCGCTCTTCTGGCCCGACCACGGGCAAGGTTGCCCCGTCGACGTCGGCGAGCTCTACTCCCTGCGCTCCTGCGGGATCGAGATCACCCGCAAGGAACGCACCCGCAAGGACGGCAAGTGGGTATGGCGGGCCGACTTCATCCGCTACCGCCGCTGCTCCGACAAGCCCTATCTGCTGAGCAAATCAGGGATCACCACCGATCACCGCTTCGCGGTCAGGGCGCAGGACGACTTGGAGCGCGCCGGGACCATAGACGCGATCGACCAGGACGACCGCAGCGACGCCCACCGCAACGCGGGCGAGCCCCCCGAGCCAGAGGGCATAGCACCGGAGGACGTCGCCGACCTTCCCACCAGCCTCGAGGCCCGCCAGCGTTATGAGCTACAACGGGCGGAAGTGCGGCGAGCGGAGGCGCAGGCGCCATTGTCGGAGCGTATTCAGCGCATCCACATCCAGGCACGGCAGCGCCACATCGATATCAGCCCTGAGATCCGAGTGATCGAGCGCCGAGTCGGAGCAATGGAACGCAAGGTGCGGGGCGAGGCAGCATGATGCTGCGGCCGTTCCGTCCGATGGGTGCGTCTAGGCTTCCGAAGAGCCAGCCTTGGCCCCACTATGGGCGCGGCACGGTCGCCGCTACCTCTGCGCCCTGATTCCTCTCCCGCTTCGAGCGGGTCTATACGTAAGGAGACTCGATGGCCTTCTCCAAAGCCTTCACGAAGGAATGCCTGAAAGCGTGGAAGAACGAAAGCCCAGCTAAATACGAAAAAACCTGGGTCAAGCTCCATAAAGGCGCTCCGACTGACAACGGCACCGCGGAAGCGGCGGGCGAAACAACCCGCAAGGAAGCGACCTGGGGGGCGATCACCGAAGGCGACCCGTCCTTCATCGAACTCTCCAACACGCCCGAATGGACAAACGTCTCCACCGCCGAGACCTACAAAGCGATCAGCGTTTGGTCTGCGGCAACGGAAGGAACCTGCCTCGGCGCCGGGACTCTGGAAACTGAAAAAACTGTCGCGGTTGGCGACAACTTCAAGCTGACCGGCTGCAAAGTTTCGAGCGAATAGGCCCGCTGATGCGCCATCTGGCGATCCTGAGCGCGCTGGCGGTGCTGTTCCTGCCGAGTTCAGCTCTCGGTGCCGGCCCGACCCGCGCCGAATTCAACCTGCTCAAGGAACGGGTCGTCCGGCTCGAAACCAAGGTCGCAGCGCTGGAAGTTACGGCCAAGATCCCGGGGCCGACCGGGCCAACCGGACCGACCGGCGCCATGGGGCCTATGGGAGCGACGGGACCGGCTGGCCCCATCGGACCCACGGGGCCGACCGGACCAGAAGGCCCCGAAGGACCACCTGGACCCGAAGGCGGAAGCGAACCGCCGCCCGTGGAAGAACCGCCCGCCGAAGAAGAACCGCCGGCAGAAGAACCACCGCCCGCCCAGACCGCCCACTGCTTCGCCTCGCCCGCAGCTTGCGGCTATCCCGCGCCATCGACAACTGGCGTTCCTGCGGGGACCACGCTGACCCCATCGGGCTCGATCAACGCTTCCACGGCCGGGCAGACGATCAGCGGCAAGGACGTGAGCGGCACCATCGAAGTTACTGCAAGCAACGTCACGATCCAGAACAGCCGGGTCACGCTGAACAGCGGAAGCTGCGGAACGACTCCCTGCGGCAACTACGAGATCCGCATTGCTCAGGGGGTAACCGGGACGACGATCCGCGATGTCGAGTTCCGAGCGGCCGCGGGAATCACCTGCTCCGACGACGTCCGCAATACGAGCGCCGGGATCATCGTCCTCGAACGGGTCTACTTCCACGGCTGCGACGGCAACCTCTACTCGGCCGATGGTGCCACGGCGACGATCCGCGACAGCTACGGGATTGCCAAGGAAGCGATCCCCGGCGACCACATCGAGAACGTCTACTTCGACAACTCGACGCTGAACGTCCTGCACTCGACGCTGCTCAACCCGATCGGGCAGACGGCCGTCACCTTCGGCAACGTCAACACCGGCTTCGGCGGCACCTGCGAAAACAAGCTGACGATCGAAGACAGCCTGTTCGCGGGGGGCGGCTATTCGATCTATGAGTGTGCCCACGGCACTGCGGTCGGCTCGAGTTCCTTCGTCGTCAAGAACACCCACTTCGCCCGCTGTCTCGGCCCGACCACCCATGAATCTGGAACGGTCTGCAATGGCGGCTCGGACTCAAACGGCTATTACCCGCTCTCGGGCTACTACGGCCTGAAAGCCAACACCTACCCGGGCACCTGGACGGGCAACGTGTGGGACGACAACCTAGCCGCAATCTCGCCCTAGCTAGGAGGAGGGCCAGATGGCCTGGGCAGTAGATCAGACCACCCTCGGCAACAAATGCGTCCGAGAAGAAGGCAAAGCCACGATCGCCTTCAAAACCACCGCCGCGGTGGCATCTGGCGCCTGGGTCATCGTCGCGGTCGAGTGGTTCGGCGAAACGACGCTGAGCAAAGTCGAAGGCGGCGGGCTGACTTGGGAAATCGTCAAGGCCGCGAACAAAAGCAACAACCGCTCGGCGATCGTCAAAGCCTATGCCCCGGCAGGGCTGGCGAAAGAAACCGAAATCACAGCCACGCTCTCGGGGAACACGACCTCCCGGGGCATTATGGGCGCCTCGTTCAAAGGCGGCGGCGAAGGTGCGACAACTCACGCCACGGCCGAATCCAGCGGCGAAACCAAAGAACACTCGTCTTCCCCGACAGGCTCAACTGGCGACCTCTGCATCGAGGCTTGCCGGCTCAATAACAAAAGCTCCAGCAACACCCCTGAATCTGGCACCACAGAGAGCGCAGATGTGGCGGTGTCCGCCTCACCGGCCACCTACTCGCTGTCGTTCAAAATCACCGGGGAAGCCTCGGGGAAAGTCGGCGGCACCTGGGGTGCAGCCAACACATGGGTCAATGCCGGCGCCACGTTCACGCCGGCGGCAGAAGGCAAAACCGTCGAAGGAAAAGCGACGATTGCCGGAACGGGTGCCATCGAACCCAAAGGCGCCCGGACAGCCACCGGCAAAACCTCGGTTCCCGCCACCGGATCTATTACCGCAGCGGGCACGCCCACCCACCTCGGCAAAGCCACGATCGGCAGTACCGGCTCGCTCAGCCCCAAAGGCACGAAGGTCTTTGAAGGCAAAGCTTCGGTCACAGGAACGGGCTCTGTCTCGCCCAAAGGCCTCCATACGGGGATCGGCAAAGGGCTCATATCGGGAAGCGGGACGCTGGTTCCGAGGGCGATCGCCACTTACCTCGACAAGGCGTCGATTCTCGGCACGGGCGCCATTACCCCTGCGGGCGTCGCTGAACATCCGGCGGGGAAAACCGTCGAAGGCAAAGCCACCGTTACGGGCAGCAGTTCCTTCACCACCGAAGCCCTTCGCATCGGCACCGGCAAAGCATCGATCCTCGGTACGGGTGCATTGGCACCCAAAGCGACGAGGACGACTTCGGGCAAAGCCACTGTGCTCGGCACGGGAGCGATCAGCACCAATGGTGGCCGGGTCTGGATAGGACAGGCGACGATCAGCGGCCTTGGAACCCTGGAAGCCATCGGCGCGATCGGGGATACGGAAGCCGAAGCCACGCTCACCGAATCAGCGATCAAGGTGACGCTCAGAGACCGCGCCATCACGACCGTCGACCTATTCGATAGCGCCACTCAGACCCATCTCTCAGACCACTCGCTTTAGAGGAGACCAGGAGATGAAGCCCAACACCTACGACATCGGTGATCAGGTCGAGATTGAAGCCACCTTCACAGACCCGAAAACCAAAGCCCTAGTCGAACCGGCCTCAGTGATCTGCACGGTGCTCGACGGCAAGAACGAGACGCTGACGCCTGAAGTAACGAATACGAAAGGCATCTATTCGGTCAGCGTTGGCATAAACGCAGCGGGCTATTGGCATTACGCCTTCGACGGATCAGGTGGCTACAAAGCATCGGCAGAGAGGAGCTTCAAGGTGCGAGAGCAGAAAGTGCCGAGATGAGACGACTTCTGATCAGGCTGTTGCTGCGCCTGTTGAGCAACGGGCAACCCAGCAGCGAAGTGGTCTTCGAGGTCAAGCAGCCCGCACCCAAAACCTGGGAAGGGTATTGGCATCGTGGCTACTGAGCGTAGGGGGGGTACCCAGGCTCGCGCAAAAGCGTTGAGCATCGTTCACCCCGCTTCAGTCACTTTTCCCTCCCTTTCGAAATAAGCCGCCATGCCCGGCCAATTTGCCTATGGCTACCACCATCGGCGCCTGCGCGAACGAATCGCTCCAAAGGTCGCCGCTGGCTATGCGAGCTGCGCCCGCTGCGGCAAACCGATCCTCGCCGGGGAACCCTGGGATCTCGGTCACGTCGACGGCGACCGCTCTCGATATGCCGGACCCGAGCATGCGCGCTGCAACCGGGCCACTTCGGGGCGAAAGCGGCGGAAATCGAGGATCTGGTGAGCGCCAAGAAGCCAAAACCGCTGACCGTCAGCGCTGCGGTCGAGCGCGACCTTGCCGTACTGGCCGAACGTGACGCCGAACTGGCCGAGTCGGGCCTTGCTGCCTCTGCCCTCGCCCTCGCCGCCACACTTGATCACCCGGGCAACTCCGCGACCTCGAAATCGATGTGCGCGAAGGCCCTACTCGACACCCTTGACCGGCTGCGCGACCTGGCGCCGGAGAAGAAGGAGAACGACGGGATAGATGAGCTCCGCACTCGCCGCAGCGCCCGTCTTGATCGGGGAGCAGCAGCCACGGGTTAGCCACGTTCCGCCCTACGTCTCCTCGACGGGCGAGGAAGCGGTCGAGTTGGCGGCGCTGGCGGGCCTCGTACTCGATCCGTGGGAGGCGTTCGTGCTCAGCGAGGCGCTGGGCGAGCGCTCGCCCGGGAAATGGGCCGCCTTCGAGGTTGCCCTGATGGTCTCCCGGCAGAACGGCAAGGGCGCGATCCTCGAGGCTCGCGAGCTGGCCGGGCTCTTCCTGCTCGGCGAGAAGCTGATCATCCACTCCGCGCACGAGTTCGCCACCTCGCTCGAGCACTTCCGCCGGCTCAAAGAGCTGGTCGAAAACACGCCCGAGTTCTCCCGCCGGGTGAAGAAGAACGGGATCAAGAACTCCCACGGCGAAGAGGGCATCGAGCTAAAGGGCGGCCAGCGGATTCGCTTCCGCACCCGGACCAAGGGCGGCGCCCGCGGCTTCACCGGCGACTGCGTGATCCTCGATGAGGCGATGGAGCTGCCCGAGGCGATGCACGGAGCGCTGCTGCCGACGCTCTCGGCCCGCTCGATTACCGGCAATCCTCAGATTTGGTATTGCGGCTCGGCCGTCGACCAGTGGGTGTATGAGCACGGCGTCGTCTTCGCTCGGATCAGGGAGCGGGGGCTGAAGGGCGAGGACCCGTCGCTGGCCTACTTCGAGTGGGCGCTCGAGCACGCCAACCCCGAAGCGGTCGGTGAGGAGGCGACAGACGAGACGGCCTGGGCGCAGGCGAACCCCGGCCTCGGAATCAGGATCTCGGCCGAGCACGTCGCCCATGAGCAGCGTTCGATGGACCCGCGCACCTTCGCGGTGGAGCGGTTGGGAGTCGGGGACTGGCCGAGTACCGATGGCGAGCATGAGCCGGTGATTCCGGCCGAGAGCTGGGCGGCCTGCGCGGATATGAAATCCAAACCGAAAGACCCGCTCTGCTTCGCCTTCGACGTCACTCCGGACCGTTCCTATGCCTCGATCGCGGTAGCCGGGCACCGCAAGGACGGCTTTCCCCACGTCGAGGTGATCGAGCGCAAACGCGGGACGGGCTGGCTGCCCGAGCGCCTTGAGGAGCTGATCGCCAAACACCGGCCGCTGGAGACGATCTGCGATGGCGCCGGCCCCGCCGCCTCGCTGCTCAGCCCTCTACAGGAGCGCGGGATCGAACCCGTCACCGTCACCGCCAAGGAGCAGGCCCAGGCCTGCGGGATCTTCTTCGACGCCTGTGTGCAGGAGGCGCTTCGCCACCTCAGCACCCCGGAGCTAAACGCGGCGATCAAAGGGGCCGTGAAGCGACCGCTCGGTGAGGCCTGGGCGTGGTCGCGGAAATCCTCGACCGTCGATATCTCGCCTCTGTATGCGGTGACGATGGCGCTCTGGGGACTCTCACAGAAACCGAAAGCGACGGAGGTCTGGGTAGATTTCTCATGAGCCGCTTGAATGAAATCAAGAGGGTCTTCGGTTGGCCGCAGGCCGAGGAACGAAGCGCCACCCTCAGCAACTACATCGAATGGTTGAACCAGGCCGGGCAGGGGATGGCGGTCTGGGGCGCTCCGGCGATGACCCTCGGCCAAAAGCAGGAGGAAATCGACCCGACCTTCGACTCCTTTGCGCTGCGCCTGTTCAAGTCCAACCCGATCGTCTTCGCCTGCTGCGAGCGGCGCCGTTCGCTGTTCAGCGAAGCGCCGCTGACCTGGCGCGATCGGCAGAAGGGCAAGCTGTTCGGCACCCAAGCGCTCAGGCTCTTCGAAGAACCGTGGCCGAACGGGTCCACCGGGGACCTGCTCTCGCGAATGATGCAGGACGCCGACCTGGCAGGTAACTGGTTCGGGGTCCGCAAGGAAGGGCAGATCCTGCGGCTGAAGCCCGACTGGACGGTGATCGTGCTGGGCGGCGAAGGCTACGGCGACCCGAAGGCGGTGCCGGTCGGCTACGTCTATTTCCCGGGCGGCAAGGGCGCGGGCACGAAACCGATCACCTTCGGGGCCAACGAAGTCGCCCACTTCGCCCCGATCGAGGACCCGCTGTTCACCTACCGCGGGATGTCCTGGATGCAGCCGATCATCAAAGAGGCGCGGGCCGACCAGGCCTCGACCGACTACAAGCTCGGCTATCTCGAAGACGGCGCGGTCCCGAATCGGGTGGTGAAGCCCGATCCGCGCCTCTCGCCGGAGGAATTTCAGGCCTTCAAGGAGATTTTCCTCGAAAAACACGCCGGGGTCGGCAAACAGTTCTCGACCATCTTCCTCGGCGGCGGCTCGGACATCGAAGTGATCGGCTCCAACCTCAAAGAGGTCGACTTCAAGGCCGTGCAGGCGGGCGGTGAGAACCGGATCGCCGTGGCGGCCGGGGTGCCGGCGATCATCGCCGGGGTCACCGAAGGCCTCGAAGCCGCGACGTATGCGAACTTTCCCGCCGCCAAACGCCAGTTCGCCGAGGGCACGATGCGGAATCTCTGGCGCTCGGCTTTCGCCGCCCTGGAAACGCTGGTCCACAAGGATGAGATGCCCGGCGGCGCCGAGCTCTGGTACGACGAGGGCGCGGTCCCCTATCTGCAGGAGGATGAGAAGGACCGCGCCGAAGTCCTGAAAGAGAAGGCCTCGGCGGCCAAAATGCTCTTCGAAGCGGGCTTCGAGCCCGACTCGATCACTCAGGCGATCGTCGCCAACGACATCTCGCTGCTGGAGCACAGCGGCCTTCCCTCGGTCCAGCTTCAGACCTACAAAGGCGTGCTGCCGGACAACCCGACGCCGGAAAAAAACAGCCCCGAAAAACCGACCAACGGCAAGGGTGATCCCGAAGCCGTACCCCAGCCCAAAACCCCGTCGCCCCCCGCATGAAGGAGAAAAACGCGATGCCGCTACAGGACCAGCTCATCCGAGGCTGCAAACCTGGCCCGGAGCTCCGTGCCGCCGAGGACGGCGGGATGCCGAAGCTGACGGGCTACCCGATCCGTTTCAACGAATGGACCACCATCCACAGCCTCACGGAGGGGCACTTCCGCGAGATGGTCACGCCCGGAGCGGTGACCAGGACGCTGAAGGAGAACAAGCCGAAGATCATCTTCAACCACGGCGACTCTCAGATCGGCGAAATGCCGATCGCACCCTCCGCCCTGATCGCCGACGAACGCGGGGTCCGCTACGACGAACCGGAACTCTATGACGAACCCTTTACCCGCGGGCTGATTCCCCGCCTGCGCGACGGGGAATTGGGCTCGAGCTTCAAATTCAACGTCACCCGCGAAGACTGGGACGAAAGCCCGAAGCCCTCCGAGGAAAACCCGGACGGCATCCCGGAGCGCAAGGTCACCGAAATGCGCCTCTTCGAGACCGGGCCTGTGGTCTGGCCCGCCTATGAGAGCGCCACGGCCGGGGTGCGCTCGCTGACTGACGCCTTCCGCCGCTACACGCTGGCGGAAATGGAGGAGTTGTTCGAGCGCTGGGCCAAGGACCCCGAGCGGTTCAAGGCTCTCGCAGGAGTGCTCGGCGCCGAGGTGACGTCAGGAGAAGACCGCGCCGTCTCCGATGAGCCCTGGGGCAACTTCGCGGACTCCGACTACAGCGATGCGCAATACGAAAAGGCCTGTGTCCTCGATCGCAAAGCCTGCGGCGGCGAATGGGCCGATAAGCCACCGAAGACGCGCTGCAGCTTGCGCATCCTCGAGCCCGACGGCGAGCTGAACCGCAACGGTGTTCACGCCGCCGCGGCTCGCTTCAACCAGACCGAAGCCTGCACGGAGGCCAAGAACGCGGCGAAAGCAAAGCTGCGGGCTGCCTACGGGCAGTTGGGCGAGGAAGTCCCCGAGGCGCTTCGCTCAGAAAGTCCGTCCGATGATCGTGGTAGTTCTTCCGATATGCACTCCCCAGGCGCCGAGAAGCCCTCTCACTCCACGGGGCGCCGCCGAAAGAAGGATCAGACGCTCTACGGCGTCAAGGCAAATCAGCCCACCTGGCGGCTGCCGACCAAGGAGTGAGGATGAACATCGAGGAACTCGAAGCCCGGATCTCAGAGGCCAAAGGCCGTCTGCAGGAGCTCGGCTCGCTGATCACCAAAGAGAGCCGCGACCTCAACGAGGAAGAGCGCGGCGAGTGGAACACGCTCAACGAGCAGATCGAGTCCGACAAGGAGAGCCTCAAAGAGCGCCGTGCCGTGCTTGCGCGGGTCGAGGAGCTCGCCGAGGACCCGGCCCACCGCGACGAAGAACGGCCGAACTTCCAGACCCGCAAACCCGACGCCCTCCAGGGCGAGGAGATCTGGGACCTCACCAACTACAGCGGCGATGCCTTCAACCCACAGGCGTCGGTCCGCAAGATGGCAGACGGTGCCAAGCGGGCGATCGAGCGCACCGTCCCCGCCCACGAGGGCGTCAACCGCGAGGACGTACAGAGCCACCTCGAGCGGCTCCAGGCGCGCCTCGACGGCAAAAACGGCGCCTTCTCGCGCCATCTGCTGATGACCGGCAGCCCGAACTACCGCGAGGGCTGGGTGAAGGCGATCGGCGGGCAGGTCCCGAGCCCCGAGGAGCAGCGGGCGCTCAACCTGACCGGCGAAGAAGGCGGCTTCCTGCTGCCCTACACGCTGGACCCGACGATCATCCCGATCTCCGAAGTGGCGATCAACCCGATTCGTGCCCTGGCAAAAAAGGTCCAGACCACCACGAACCTCTGGAAGGGCGTCACCTCGACCGGGATGACCGCCGCCTACCGGGAAGCCGAAGCCGAAGAAACGACCGACGACAGCCCGAAATTTGTCCAGCCCGAAATCACCTGCCACGCGGCGGATGCCTTCGGCCAGTGGACGTATGAGTTCGGCCAGGACTACGGCTCGATCGCCAACGACCTGGCGATGCTCGCCGGCGAAGCCAAAGACGTCCTCGAGGCGACCAAACTGGCAACGGGCAGCGGCGAAAAAGAGCCCTTCGGCGTCTACACGGGCGCCGAAGAAATTGTCGAAACGGCGGTCGAAAAAGCGTTCGGGTCCAAAGATGTCTACGCGACCGAAGCGAAACTGCCCGACCGCTACACCGCACGGGCGAGCTGGCTCGGTCACCGCGCCATCTACACGCTGATCTCCCAGTTCGAAGCCGAAGGCGGTCAGCCGCTCTGGAACACGCTCGACTCACTCCAGTACGGTCCGGGCGCGACCAGGGACGGACGGGTACCGCGGCCGTTGCTCGAATACCCGGCCTACCGGCTCTCGAGCGCCCAGTCGACGGTCACCCAGAGCAAATACATCCTGCTCTTCGGTGACTTCAACTACTACGTGGTTGCCGACCGGATCGGGATGTTCGCCAAACCGATCCCCGACATTCCCGGAGCAGAAGGGCGGCCCACGGGTCAGTCGGGTCTCTACTTCTGGTGGAGGACCGGCGCCAAGGTGATGACCAAAAAGGCCTTCTCGAAGCTGAAAGTCAAATAGTGGCCGAGATCATCGTCGCTACGGAGAGCTTCGTCACCGAAAGCGGAGCCGTGGTTCGCAAGGGAATGACGTTTCGCGAGGGTTCGCCTCGCCTGAAGGGCGTCTCAAAGGATGCCCTGAAGGCGAACTTCAAGCCCTTCGAACCCGACTTCGACTCCGTAGCCGAGCAGGCCACCGCCGCCCCCGCCGAGAAGCGCAAGCTCAAATCGAAGGGGTAGGCGGTGGAGCTGCTGCTCGGCAGCCCGGGCACGCTCCGCTTCCCCGAGCAGGGCAGCGACTGGGTGGAACTCACGGAAGCCCCTGCGGTGGTTATCACCAACGCCGCGGGGGAAGAAGTGGGCAAAGAACTCAAAGTCAGCGAAGCCACCGAAGACGCGAAGAAATACTGGACGGTCGAAGTCCCCGCTCAGGCCGAGGTCGACCTGCTCACCGCCACCTGGACCTCTACGGAACCAGCAGCCACCTACACAACCCACGCCGAGGTGGTCGGCGGCTTCGCTGTCTCCCTTAGCGCGATCGAGGAAAAGTTCGGCGAATCGGTCGACGTCGCCAAGCTCGAAGCGATACGGGAAGTAGCCACCAGCGAGATCGAAGGTGCCTGCGGGCTCGCCTTCCGCGCTCGTTACGGCACAGAGCTGGCCGATGGGAGCGGCGGGGAACGGCTGATCCTTCAGCGCACCGAAATCCTGCGGCTGCTCGAAGTCGAAGTCGACGGGCAAATCCTCACGGCCGAAGAAATCGCCGCGATCGTGATTGCCCCGCCTAACGTATTGATCCGCGACGAAGGGCGCTGGCCGATGACGAAGCGCTCCAACATCCGGCTCGTCTATGCCCACGGCAAGCCCGAATATCCCGACGCAAGGTTTCCGGTGCGCGACTACGCTGCCTACCTGCTCACCGAAACCCCCTCGGACTGGCAGGGACGGGCGACCTCCTTCACCAACGAGATCGGCACCACCTACTCGCTGGTAACGCCGGGCGTGCGGGGCGCCAGCTTCCCGCTGCCGAGCGTCAACGCCTTCTGCGACCGCCACGCCACGGCACTGGTTGGTTAGATGGCTCACTCAGCGACCGAAGCCGTGGAAGCGGGAATCCTTGCCATCCTCGAAGCCTCCGAAGGTCTCGAAGAGGTAACGATCAGCTTCGATGAGGAACCGCAGCGCTCCAGCGAGTTCATCTGGCTCTGGAAAGACGAGGACACGGAGGAATTCGCCACCCTCGGCGAAGGCCCGGCCCTAAACCAGCAGATCAGCTTCACCCTCGATGTGGTGGCGGTGACCGGGCAGGCTGGGAGCTCCAAGGAAAACGCGAGGGCCATTCGCGAAGCGATGGAAGACGCCCTCTACGCGGACGGCTCGCTGGGCGGGACTGCGCTCTGGTGTCGGGTCACCAAAGGCGAGGGCCATCGAATCAGCTACGACAACAAACAGGGCTTCCGCATCCAACTGACCCTGACGGCGAAAGCGAGAATCAAATGAAGCTCAGATTTCATGGACCCCAGGCAGTTCGCATTCCCTCACTGGGCACCGTTGAGCCGGGGCAAGAGCTGGAGGTACCTGCAGAGGTCGCCCGCAGTCTGGTCAAGCGACCGCAGTGGAAAGAGGTCAAGACCGACACGAAGGGCAAGGAGTAGACAATGGCATTCAGAAGCGGCATAGGCGGCCAGTTGGGCGTTGCGAGCGAGAGCGAATACGGCAAATACACCAAACCGACCACGCGCTTTCTCGAAATCGAATCCGAGTCGCTGGCGCTCACCAAGAACTACATCGAAACCCTGCTGATCGCCTCCAACCAGGCCTTCATGCCCGAGAGCGGCCACCGTGCCGTTTCGCGCATCGTCGGCGGTGACATCAACCTGCCCTTCTTCGACAAAGGCGGCATGGGCACCTTCTTCAACATGCTGCACGGCGAAGAAGTCAAACCGGCAAAAGTCGAAGAAGGCAAAGCCTACAAACAGGTCCACAAAATCGGCACCTCCGAACCGTTCGGCAAGAGCCTCACCGCTCAGGTCGGCCGGCCCGAGCTGAATGAAGGCACCGTGGAGGTCTTCAACTACCTGGGCTGCAAGATCCCCTCACTGACCATCTCGGCAGCCACGGGTGACATCGCCAAGCTGGCGATCACGGTGATGGGCCGTGACGAGGAGGTCACCGATCCCCTGGAGACCGCCAGCTACACCGCCGGCGCCCTGCCGTTCACCTTCCAGCAGATGGAACTCAAAGCGAAAGGCGTAAAGCTGGCCGACGTCGCCGACTGCACGATCGCGATCACGGTCCCCCAGCCCGAACGCTACCGGCTCGGCAACGAAGGGCTCACCTCGGAGCCGATCATCAACGCAGCGATGGAGGGCAGCGCCACGGCCACCGCTGACTTCTCCAGCATGGAATCTCACAAACGCTACCTCGAAGAGGAAGTGGTCGAACTGCTGCTGGTCGGCATAGGTGCGGACATCGACGCGGAAAAAAACCCCGCGAAAGTGGAAGTCCTGCTCAGCGCCGCCAAGCAGATTTCCTCGGCCCCGAGCTTGGCGGGACCGGACATCGTGTCCGAATCGCTGGAGTTCAAAGCTCTCGACGGAGGCACCAAAGCGCCGATCGAAGTGACGATCGTCTCCGAAGACACCGCCCTGTAGGCCGATGCCCGGCGCCGGGATGATCGATGTCGCCGGGATTCGGAACCTGGCGCGTGACTTCGGGCTGATCGACAAATCGCTGCGCGCCGCGTTGATAAAAGAGATCCGCAACAGCGGCGACAAGCTGCGCGATGAGATCCGCAGCTCCGATGCCCCGCCGTATAAATCGGGGCGGCTGCGCAGCTCGGTGAGGACCAGCGTCCGCGGCGGCTCGCTCAGCCTCTACTCGCGGGAACCCTATGCCAACGTTCAGCACTGGGGTGGCACGATCAGCCCGAAGGGGACGCCGATCAAAATCCGCAAGACGCTCTTCGTCTACGGACCGGCCACCAAGGCGACGCCTCGGATCACCGAGGAAATGGCCGTCCTGCTTGACCTCACCGCAGTTCGTTACGGCTTCCATTACTGAACGTGGCCCCGCTCGTCTTCCGGACGGGTGGCGAGTTGGGGCCACGAACCCGTCCGAAAACCCGTCCAGTTAAGGAGGCCTAGATGGCCCGCAAGACCATATCCGTAGCCGATCTCTTCGATGACGTGGAGATCAACCTCTGGGGCGACTCGAAGTTCAGGTTGCGCCCCCGTACCCGCTCGATCGAAGAGAAGGTGATCGCCAAGCAAAAGGAGTTCGAGGGACTGCCCGAGGACACCCCTCCGGAGGATGCAATCGCCCCGATCGCCGCGCTGCTCGACATCCTGCTCGAGCCGGTGCCGGAGGAGGGCAGCAAAAAGGTCAGCGCCAAGACCGTCATCGTGCGTGAATACAAGGCCGACAAGATCGGCCTTTCTCATGTTCTGGCCCTTTCCGAGCGGCTGGTCGAGGTCGCCAACGAACGCCCTACATAGGGCGTGACGAGGAGCGAGCGATCTACCTACTGCGCCGCTACTGCGGCCTCTCGGCGCGTCAGGTGATGACCGAGGTCCCGAGCTGGGAGGTCGAGGTGCTGATCCGGGGGATTACCGAAGAGCTGAAAGCGAAGGAGAGCTAGGTGCCGAGCCGCGTACTTGAGGTACATATCACCGGGGACTCAGTTGCCCTGGAAGCGGCGATGGCCCGGGCCACCAAATCCACCGCGGCTGCCGCTACGGGCATGGAGGCCGCGGGCCTGCGGATGAAGAAGATCGGCTCTTCGATGCAGAGCTTCGGGCGGAGCTGGACGACCCACGTCTCGCTACCGATCGCCGCGGTGGGGGCGCTGGCCGTGAAGTCCGCGGTCGAATTCAACAAATCGATGACCCTGATTAGCACTCAGGCGGGTGCTTCGCGAAATGAGATGGAGCGGCTGTCCAAGTCGATCCTCAAATTCGCCCAGTCGGGCAAGAGTGCCTTCGACCCACAGGAACTCTCCAAAGCCGCCTTCCACATCGAGTCGGTCGGCTTCCGCGGCGCCAAAGCAATGAAGGAGCTGCGCGGCGCCACCAAACTCGCTGCGGTCGGTGGCTCAGAACTCGAGGAAACCACCTATGCGCTGATCTCCGCCCAGAAGACCGGGATCAAGGGAACCCAAAATCTCGGACAGGCGATGGGGACCCTGAACGCGATCGTCGGCCACGGCGACATCCGCATGGAAGAACTCACCCAGAGCTTCTCCAGCGGCATCCTTGTCACCGCCAAACAGCTCGGCCTCAGCCTCACTGATGTCGGTGCGGCGCTCGACGTGATGACCTCCCGAGGGGTCAAAGCTCAGAATGCCACCACTGCGCTGAATCAGGGCCTGTTGCGGATGGCGACGCCGACCTCCACCGCGGCCAAAGTGCTCGCCACGATCGGGATCAGCTCCGAAAAAATGGCGAAGGTAATGCGCGCCGAAGGCCTACCGGCGGCGGTGGGTGTGCTGGCCGACAAACTCTCGACGCTGGGGAAGACCAAAGCCAACCAGGTCCTCACCGAAGCCTTCAGCGTCAAATCGTCAAAGGCGATTCGCACGCTGGTCGACAACGTGGGCGAACTCCATACGAAAGTGGGGGAGATCACCAAATCGACCGGCGACTTCGGCAAGAAATGGAAAGAAACGCAGGAAACCCCCGCCTTCAAAATGCATGCCGATCTCGCCCAGCTCAAAGCGGTGATGATCGAACTCGGGGAAAAACTGCTGCCGGTCGTGATCCCGCTGCTTACCGAAATCGGCGCTGGCATCCGCTCAGTCATCGGCGCCTTCAACAAGCTGCCGAAATGGACCCAGAGCTGGATCATCAAACTCGGCATCGCGGCCATCGCCTTCGGGCCGATCATCGGCGCGCTGGGGACGATCATCAAGATGGCCGGTACGGCGGCAACTGCACTCGGAGGCCTCGGAGCGGCGGGAGCCGCCACGGGCGGCGCCGAGGCGGGTGGTGCTGTGGCGGGGGTCGGGGCCTCGGCTCTTATCCCCCCGGTTGGCGTCACCGCAGCGGCGATCGTCGCCCAGAAACTCGGCGAAAAGCACTCCGGGTTCCTGAAGGAACTCCAGCAGAAACTCAACCCCGACATCGGCGGGGAGATCAGCGCGCTATTCGGTGAATCGGGTGAAAGCGCCGCGGAAAAGTTCGCCAAGCACTTCGGCTCCAAGGTCGGACCTGAAATCGACCTCGCCCTGAAGGCCAAGCGCCTCGGGAAATTCCCCGAGCTCTCCGGTCAGATCCAGCACATGATGAAGATCGGGCTCGAAAGCGGAGCTTCAAGCTCCACCCTCGCGCCGCTGCGGGCGCAGATGAAGCGGATGGGTGATCTGGTCGCCCAGGGGATGGAGGGGGTCTGGAAGCGGGCCGGCGGGATCACCGATGCAGGAATCTCCAAGCTGATCGTCAAATTCGCGGGCCTCACCAAGGGCGTGCGCGAACAGAGCATCAACGCAACGCTGGGGATGATGAAGGCCTGGGCCGACGGACACCCCAAGATTGAAGCTCAGGTGCAGAAGCTCACCGAACACCTGCTGAACCGCTTCGGAGCCACCAACCAGCAGCTCCGCGAAGGGGTGCAGAAAGGCGCCACGGGACCGATCGCCAAAGCCTTCCAGGAAGCTGCCCACGGGGTCGGCGGGGCGCTGGAAAGCATTGGCACCAACACCTCCCAGATGCTGAAATTGCTCGGACTGCGGAACATCGCCCAGTTCAAGGCGCTGGTCCGCTTTCAGGCCGGGGAATTCGGCCCGAAGTTCACCCCGCAGGGGCAAGCGAAGGAAGAAGGCGCAAAACACGCCGGGCACCGCGCCCGTGGTGGCTCGGTCACCCGTCCGATGGTCATGGTCGGCGAGGAGGCCCCCGCACATCCTGAGATGGTGATTGCCTCCAACCCCGCCTATCGGAGGAAGAACATCGGGCACTGGATGGAGGCCGGGCGCTGGCTCGGCATCCCTGGCTTCGTCAAGGGCGGTGCCGCGAGTCTCTCGGGAAGCGGCGCAGGGTTGGCGGGGAAGATCGGGGGCACCGCGCTGACGCGGGTGCTGGAAGGAGTCAAGCACCTGATCGGCAGCCAGAAGGCTCCTGGCGGCGTCTCCGGCGCAGCCTTCCGCCACGGCAGGTTCACCTTCCCGCTCCCGGCCGGTAGCTGGGTCCCCGGTGCGGTGGACCAGGGCTGGGACCTCGCTGCTCCTGGCGGCACCCCGCTGTTGGCGCTGGGCTCTGGCACCATGCTCGGCCACGGCATCTCGGGCTTCGGTCCCAGTGCGCCGATCATCGGCCTCGGCGGCGGCGTAAAGGCCTACTACGGCCACGCCGGGCCGGGACATCTTCTCCCGGTGGGGACGCATTTCCGCGCCGGTCAGCAGATCGGTGAAGTCGGGTCAGGCATCGTCGGCATCTCCACCGGCCCGCACCTCGAGATCGGTTTCTATCCCCCCGGTCCGATGGGGTCCGGAGCGGCGATGAAGAGCGCTCTGGGTTACCGCTTCGGCGGCATTCTGGGCCGGTTCGCCAAGGGGGGCCTAGTCAGCGGCAAGGTTTCGACCTTCGGCCCACCGGGTGAGGGTGCAGGGACGACGGCTTCGGGTGTCTCGTCCTCACTGCCGGGGATTGCCATCTACAACCAGAGCACGCTTGGGGATTGGTTCAAGGTCAAGATCGGTACGCACTCGGCGCTGTTGAAGCAGACTGACATCGGGCCTGCGCCCTGGACCGGCCGCGTGATCGACGTGACCGGAGCTGGCGCCCGCAAGATGGGGATAAACCCCGCCGCCTTCCCGACCGACTCCTATGGGACCGCGCTGGATCTCGGCGCGAGTCTTGCCGGAGCGAAAAGCGGGATAGGTACTGCCGGGGCGAGGAGCGGGGGCAGCAAACACAGCAAATTCACCCCCCACATCGGGATCGCCAAGGCCACGATCGCCGCTCAGATCGCCAACAACAAAGCGCTGACGGTTGGAGGCCTCGCCCCTTCGGCGCTGCTCCCCTCGGCCGCGGGACTTCCCGGCGCGATCCAGGCCGCGCTCTCGGCACCCGGACTCAGTTACGAAGGAAAAGTTGCGATCGCCGAACGGGCTGCGGAAGTCGCCGCTGGCACCGAAGGCACGGTAGACGACAAAGCGGCGCGAGCCTTCCAGCGCGAACTGTTCACCGGCCACAAAGCCCAACTGGCGCAACGGATCGCCAGCCTCAATGCGAAACTGCGCAAAGGTGGGCTCACCGAAAAAGCTCGCAACAAAATCCTCGCCAAACGAGAAGAACTGGCGGGCGAACTCTGGGGCACCGAAGGCAGCCTGCAGGGGTTGCAGGAAGCCGAAGAAGAAGAAACCAAAAAAGCAATCGAAGAACAGAAAGCGGCAGCCGAAGAACAGACCCAGGCAATCAAGGCCCTCACGGAAGCGATCGAACAGAGCAACAAGATCGGTGAATCGGAGATGGCGGTCGGGCTGGTCACGGCGAAACGAGCGCTCGCCGATCTCATTGCTGGGCAGCTCGGGGCCAAAACGATTCACCGCTCGGCCTTGGCGGGCAACGGCTCGGTGGGGACGCTCTGATGACCTCCGTTCTGGAGGGCCTCGTCCTCAATGGCCTCGATCTCAATGACGGCACGAACTTCGGCATCGAAGGCGACAGCTTCACCTTCACCCCCGCCGCCGCGAAGCCGCTCTGGGCGAGCAATGCGGCAGCCGATGAGGACGCCCTGGTCGATGAGCCGAAATACACCTCGGCCTACTTCGAATTCATGCTGCGTGTCGAGCGGCAGGAAGACGCGGAAAGCGCTCGGGCGAAGGTGGGCGAATTCCTCGATGCCCTGCATTCCTGCACTCGAACCGAAGGTGGGGCGCCGCTGGAATGGACCCCGGCGGGGACGTCGACCACCTACACATGGTCAGTGCTGCTGGGCGAGATGCCCGAAATGCCGACCGTGGTCTCAGGAGACACCGCCGGTTACTTCCTGAACTCCCCGGTGCAGAAAATCAAACTGACCTGCACGGCAGCGGGGGAGACCGAAGAGCGAACGCTGCTGGCCGCAGTCGAATCGGGAGCCGCACCGCAGCAGGTGCTCTACCTCAAACCCGGTGGGGACTTTCCCGCGCTGGTGAAGCTGATCGTCACCGACAAAGCCACCCAGGACCGCCGCTACTTCCGCTACGGGCAGGATCTCGTCGCCTCAGAAACGGGAAACCCGCCGACCCTGGTTACCGCCGGAAGCCTTGTCACGACCGGCTTCTCGGGCGAAGCCAAAACGCGGACCGGGGCCTACTCCGAAGAAAAAGTCAAACGGGCCACGGCAGTCTCGCAGTGGACGACGATGTGCGGGACCGGGGCGATCAAACACGTCGGTTCCTTCCGCATCTTCGGGCATGTCTATGCCGCCTCAGAAGATGCCCGCTACCGGATCTCCTACCGCAACGGCGATGGGCCGCTGGTCGCCCTGGAAGGCAAGGCGCCGCCGATCGTCGGCGACTTCTCCGACATCGACTTCGGCGAGGTCACCTTCGATGAAGCGAGTACCGGAGAACAGCACTCGGAAATCAGGGTCGAAGTGAAGACCGCAGGCGAGCCGCTCGAACTCGACTTGAACTACCTCGAGCTGGTCCCGACCACCAAGGGCTACGGCAAGGCGCGGGGGCTGGCGAGTAGCGCTCCGACCAAGCTGCTCGCCTACGACACTTTCCTGCAGACCGAAGGCAACCTCGATGCGCCTAAGGCCCTGCCGCTCGGTGGGAACTGGGCCGAGGCGACCAAAACCGGAGCGGCGGGGTTCAAGGTGATTGCGGCGGAAGACCTGGTGCAACGGGTGGAAGTCAGCGATGCCAGTGCCGTTGCTGGCTGCTATGCGATCGCTGGCACCGAAGAACCGACGACCTCGAAGGTGAGCGTCGTTGTTTGGTCGCCGACCGTCGCGTTTTCATCGGCTACCGAATTCAGGCGAGGGGTTTTCCTTCGGTACACCAACCCCGAAAACTGGCTGATGGCGTACTTTCATAACTCCGAAACAGTACGTTCCAAACTTGCCGTAGCTAAGCGGGTGGCCGGAACCACCACCGTGCTCGATGACTTCTTCCTCGCCGGCGGGGTTGGAGTGCAGGAAGAAAAAATGGTGGTGTCGCTTACCGTAGATGCCAACGGGACTTGGCAGGCATCGATGTATCTCAGCGGGAGTGCCGAGCCCAGTCCGATGCTTGAAGGCCAAGACTCGGTGTTGGCAACCGGGGGGACACTCGCCAAAGGGAAGGGCGGCTTCTACGATGCCTGGTTGCTCGCCTCAGCCTGCACCCGCAATTACGACAGCTTCAGCCTGCTCACCGGGGATGCTGCGGGCCGGGTCTGCTACTCGACCCGCACCTGCCGCGCCACCAGCGAGGGCTTCACCCGCCAGGACTCCACGGGCGCCTACGAAGGGACAGCCTCCGAGTTCCGCGGCGCCAACCTCTACCTACCCCCGGGAGGCAAAGACGGGCTCTATAACCGGATCGTGATCTCGATGCGGCGGAACGACGCCGAGGCTGAGGCCTCGCCTAACGTCACCGACAAACACAAAACCGAAGTGCTGGTAAAGGAACGATTCTTGGTGCCGCGGTGAGCTGCCGCGCTAGGGCAGCGATCCAAACGCAAGGTCGATCCAGGTTATTACGACTCGCTGCGAGGTGCGACGGGCTTCGTACTTCGATGGTGTCCCTTCGGCCCGCAATCCTTCACTCCCCCAAGCTCCCCACTCAGCCAGCACACAGCGCACGCGGTTCCGCGAGAGCCGCCAGCACCGCCGCAGTTCCGCCCGTTCCATCCCATGCGCGAGCGACCAATCCACTAGAGCCACTCGGGCGTCAGGACCAGTGAGAAGCGGCGAAGCCTGCGCCCCCGACGCCCCCAACACCAGCAGCGCTGCCGCGATCAGTGCTAATGCGCGAGTTCTTCCCATTTGCTTTCTCCGCTGGGGTTTTCTTCTCGTTCGCGCTGCTCTTCGGCGGCAGCGCTTTCGTAGCCTTCTTCGACTTCTTCGTATTCCTGCTGGCTGGGTTCGGATGGCGCCGCCGCCCCGCCGTTCAACGCCGCTTCGTTTTCCTTTTCGAGCCTGAGCGTTTCTTTCCTGCAGCCCTTGCTCGGACCATAGTTGGACCTTTCGCAGGCGGTTTTGGCTTCACCGCCTCCGCCGCAACCGGCGACTAAGAATGCCGCAAAAATGAGGACGACTGCCGCTAGGATTCTGCCTGTCATCGGAACGAACCTTTCGATGGCCGGGGGCCGGGCGTTCGAGCGTCGCGGCCCCGTTTACGTGGTCAAGGCCACCCTAGCGCTTCCTCGCCGTCGCTGCCGAATGTCCTACCCGATTCTGTCGTCCCCTTGAGGAGATCCATTGAGAATCCTGACCGAGCGCTGCGACGATTGGGCGCTGCAAAGCGTGGGGCTGACCGGCACCGTCACCGAAGACACCGCCCACGCACGGAACATCGCCTGCGCCAAATGCGCCGGGGCCGGGGAAAGCTACCTGCGCGGGGCCTACACCGGGGCGCTCGGCACGACCTACTTCCACCGGGCCGCGGTTCGCTACGCGACCAAACCGGCCTCGAACCTGGCCCTGCTGCGGGTCGGCCACGGCTTCGAAACGATCACCGAAATCTCGCTTCACGCCGACGGGACGCTCACTTGCTGGAACCCGAAAGCCTCGGTCAACATCGGCAGTGCATCGGGAGTCGCCGCCGAAGAAACCTGGTATGTGGTCGAGGTCAAACTGCTGGTCCCTGCGGCGGGCAACGGGACGATCGCCTGGCGCGTCCTCAACACCGATGGCAGCGTCTTTCGCTCCGAACAGAGCGACGCAGCGCATACGACCGGAGTCGCGACGCCGACCCTCCTACAGGCCGGGAAAGTCGGCACCCTGGCGACGACGGTCTACGTTGCCGACGTCGGGATCAACGACAGCACCGGCACGGCGAATAACTCCTACTTCGGTGCCAGCTACCCCGAAGTGCCGAGCGTTCCCTCGATCGGCTGCTACCTGGGCGCGACGATGGACGGCGATGTGGCGATCCTGGAAAGCGAATCGGTCCGCGCCGACGCGCCCCTCAGCGGTTCGGGGATCGTCACCTGGGATCGCTTCGAGGCCCACGCCGGGAAGAAGCAGAGCCTCGTCCAGTTCGCCGATACCTGGCTGACCTGGGACAACGGGACCGATGAGAGCGAACGCTGCCACGAACGCGGCGCGATCCCCTACAAGTCGATCGGCGGCGGTGCGGGGATCTGCAAAAAAGTCCTCGAAGGCAAAGAAGACGCCGCGATCAAAACCTGGGCCGAAGCGGCGGCGGCCTTCAAACACCCCTTCTTCCTGCGGCTGTGGTGGGAGGCGAACGCGGTCAGTGGCTTCGGCTTCGCCGAAAACGCGACCCAGTACGTCGAAGCCTGGCGCTACGTCTACAACAAAGTGCATCCGATCGCCCCGAACGCGACCTTCGCATGGTGCCCGAATATCCTGCTTGGCGCCTTCGATCCCGAAGCCTTCTACCCCGGCGACGAATATGTCCACTGGACCGGGATCGACGGCTACAACGGCGAAAACCCGAAAGCGCTGCACGGCTGGCGCACCCCGCTCGCGCTGATCCGCCCAACCTACCAGCGGATCCTCGAAATCGCCCCGAGCAAGCCGATGCTGCTCGGCGAGTTCGCCTGCTCGGAGTACCTGACCACGGCGGCCCCGGCACCGCCCGCGAAGGCCGAATGGCTGACCTCCCTTTTCGCCACCTTGAAGGCGAGCTTCCCGGCGATCCGGGCAGCCGCCTACTTCAACTGGAACATCGAAAAGGAACCCGGAGTGCGGCTCGACTGGCCGATCGAGACCTCCGAATCCGCGACGGCGGCCTACGCAAAAGCCGTAGCCGATCCCTATTTCCGGGGGCCGGTCGCGAATCTGCTGTCCGACCTTGCCACGGTGCCGGCCTGGCCGCCCGCGCCGCCCGGCCTGCGACGCAAACCCCCCCTTGCACTTGACTGGGAGGTCGAAACCCCGAACGGCACCTTCCGGTTGCCCTCGGACTCATCCAAAGCAAGGAACCGGCCGAGCAACGGGAACTTCTCGACCCAGCGGGGTGACGGTTTCGGGATCGGCTCGCTGCTGCTCAACCGCCAAATCTTCCGCGACTACCCTGACATCGGCCTGCTCGATACCTGGCGGGCGATCGGGCGGAACGGCGAGGTGGCCTACGAGGGACGGCTGCAATCGGACCCCCGCACCAACGACCCCTCCGAGCAGATCCAGGTCCAGCTGGTCGGCTGGATGAGCTACCTGAAGAACCGCAAAGCGGCGCCGCTGATAATCGACCGCAGGCTCTCGGGCTGGGGGGAAATGTCGATGGAACGGGAGGCTGTCCTGCGAGCGGCTTCGGTCGCGGCTAAACAGTTCACGGCCTCGGTCGGCTTTCAGGATGCAGGCACGACCTTAGCCTCAGGGATCTCCTTCGCCATTCAGCGGTTGATCGCCACCTATGCCGAGCGCGGCGAGCAATGGTTCTATGGGGGAGGCGAGGCCATCGGCGCGCTTCGTTATGACTTCTACGGGCATGGCGAAGATGTCGAATGGGAAGACCGGGCATACCTCTCGACCGATGACCTGGGCACGGTCAATGATCTGGGAACCGACCACGACGCGAAAGCGAGTGCCCTGAACCAGTCGGTGACGGCCACGGCAGCGGGCCGCAAGTACGCCTTCATCGAAACCTCCTACCTCGGCGCCACGACCGGCGACGTCAACCTGATTCACCGCTGGGTGAATCTCGCGGTGCTCGGCAACCACGGTCTCACCGAACGGGGAACCTGGCCGGAAATCGGCTTCTACGTCTCCGACATCATCGAATACGTCCTCGCCACCTACGCGCCGAAGCTGGTCTGGGCCGGGCAGCAGAACACCTTCCCGGTCCAGCAGGCGGCCTGGCAGGACTCACCGGCCTTTCCCTACGACATCATCCAGCAGCTCAACAACCTCGTCCTCTGGGAGACCAACGTCTGGGAGAACCGCGAATTCCACTTCGAAGCCGCGGACCTGACCAAGAACGACTGGCAGATTCGCACCGACGATCCGGGGGTGACGGTCGTCTTCCAGGGCGACTCGATCGAAAACTTCGCCAACGGCGTAATCACCACCTACACCGACTTCGCCGGGGTGCAGCGCGTCCTCTACCCGCCCGACCACGAAGAGCTGCGCGACGAAAACGAAGCCAACCCGGCCAACCGCCACGGCGAAGAGCTCTGGACCGAGGTGGAAGTGCCGTGGCCGACGATCGAAGGCGAAGCGCTGCAGTTCGGGCGCACCTACCTGGCCGAGTACAACCGGCCAAAGAGACCCGGGACGTTCAGGATCGCGGGTGGCTACATCCAGGACTTCGCCGGGCACTGGCACCAGGGCTGGAAAGTCCGCAACTCCGAGACGCTCGGAATCATGGACCACCCCGCCGACGAACCACGGTTGATAACCGGGACGACCTGGGACGAAGAAGCAAAAACCCTGGAGATCACCGTCGATGCGCCGAGCATGATCCTCGACGCGATCATCGCCCGCCAATCTCTCGCCCGAGAAGCCGCAGGACTGTCTTAGCGCACAACGCCCCGACGCCGCGAACAGCGCCGGGGCCGACAGAGGAGATATAGCTCCTATGCCAGGGAAACCGTATAACCGCCGCCCGAACAGAATCAAGCGTCTGGACGGCTGATGGAGGCCTTGGCGGCGCTCCAAGAGCGCCTGCGGGGCTACGAGACGCGCATCGAGGCCAACCACGATTCGATCAAGTCGATACGTGGCAGGGTCGGCGATCACGACGTCAAGCTCGCGGTTATCGCAGCGGACCTCGAGGACATCCATGAAGACGTCCGCGAGATCAAGGGACAGCTCAAGTGGGTGCTGCGCGGCCTCTGGGCGGCGGCGGCGACCTTCCTGATGTTCGCTCTGGGGGTGGCGGGACTGATCGCGGGGCACCCATGATGGCCGAGAAGATCGCCGCGGTCCGCCGTTTTCCGCTCGGGAGTGCTGGCCCTTGGCGCCAGCCTGGTCCTGCTGATGGCGGTGATCGGCGTGGCGGCCTACCTGCGGGCCGAATCCGGCCACGACAACTGCGAACGGATCAACAGCGACCGGGCGATTCTGAGCCGCATCCTGCGCCGCTCGGAGACGCTCAGCCTCGAACACCCGCAGCCGGATTTCAAAGAAGCCGAGATCCGCGCCTACTACCGCAAGGCCCTGGATGAACTCGCTCCGGCCAACTGCTGAACCCAATAAGGAGACGCGATGAAGATCGACTACACCCATATAACGCCGCACCAGTCCTCGCGGGAAGGGGCGCGGATTCATGCTTTGGTGTTGCACACAACGGAGGGCTCAGACCATCCGAGCGGCCTCGCCGACCTAAAGACGCTCGGTGAGATCTTCGATGGCGAGGAAGCCTCCGCGCACATCGGCGTCAACGTCGACGGCAAGTTCGGCCGCTATGTCGAGGACTCAGCGAAGGCCTGGGCGGTCTGCAACTTCAACCAGGTGACGCTCAGCCTTGAGCAGATCGGCTTCGCTGCCTTCACCAAGGAGCACTGGTTCAAGCGCCACGACCAGCTCCACGGCGCCGCCGAATTCCTCGCCTACGGCCACACCCACTACGGGGTGCCGCTGCACAAGGGCGCCTGCTCAAACGGGGCGATCACTCGGGCAGGGATCTTCCAGCACAAGGATCTGGGGATCTCAGGCTCAGGCCATAGCGACTGCGGCGATGGCTACCCGGAGGGCTACGTGACCCTGCTTGCCCGCTTCTTCATCGCCCACAAGCTGCACCCGACCTCGCCCTACACGAAGCGGCTCGTCAAAGAGATCAACGCGATCCGCAAGGTCTATGGGGTCGACGTCCTGAAGTGAATGAGACCCAGTCACTACAAAAGGAGTCCTGAAATGAAAGTTCTCACCGCCTTCCTCGACAAGATCCCCGCCGCCACCGTCACCCACATCGGCGGCATCGTCATCGCCCTGATCGCCTACCTCAACCACGACCTGTCCGTCTTTCAGGCCCTCGCCGCAGTCGGCATCGTCGGCATCGGAGCCGGGCAGCTCGGCGTAGCCCGCAACGGCGCGGGGCGCGGCGTCAAGTGACCCTCGGCCTGGTGATTCTGGTCGTCCTGGTCCTCTGCGGGATCTGGTTGATCCGCCACCTCTGAGCATGGCCGAGGGAGAGATGAGCAGGGACTGGGGGGGCGGCTCGAGGCCGGTCCCAGACCCGACCTTGCTCACGACAGCGGCGCTCGACCGGGAAATCACGGCGCTCAAGCGCGAACTCGACCTGCGGATCAACTCCCTGGAACAGCTCATCACCGACCGGATGAGGGTCGTGGAGGAGCGGCGCGTCGAGCAGAAGCAGGACACCAAGGTCGAGCTCGACGCTGCGCTGACCGCGCAGAAGGAGTCCGTCTCGAAGCTGGAAACGGCCTTTGAGAAAGCGGTCGACAACCTGCGCCAGGAAGTCGGTGAACTGAAGCAGGGCATCGACCGGATCACCGAGCGAAAGATCGGCTCCTCCGAAGCCGAAGGCGAGCAGCAGATCCAGCGCACGGCAGGCAATCAGGCCATCGGCCTCTACATCGCCGCCGCCGCCGCGCTACTCAGCTTCGGCGGGATCGTGGTCGCGCTGATCGCCAAAGGCTGATGAAGGAGTGGGAACCCACTTGCACGCTCAAAGAGACGATGGACTGGCTTCTCCCCTGCCACTCGCGTCCTTGGAGCAGGGGGAGGCAGCCCGAGTCTCCTTCCGAGTACCGGGAACGCCTGCGCCGAAGGAGGAAGTCACGGCCGAGGGCGATGGGAAAATGACCCCCGTGGCTGAGCTGAGCGACATAGCCCGCGCAGAGCTAATGGTGAGCGCTCTCCATGCTCAAACGAACCGCATGGATGTGGCGGTCATAGAAGGCGACCCGGCCTCCAAGGCGCGAGCGAGGTTCACCCGAAACGGCCACAGCTACACGCCCAAGGCCACCCAGACAGCCCAGGAAGCTCTTGCGTGGCGGTTCCGCGCCAAAATCAAGCCCTTCCAAAGCAATGTGGCAGTGGGATGCATCTTCTTCCGCCCGAACCGCCAGCGGATCGATGCCGACAACATGCTCAAGCTCGTCCTCGACGCAGCGACCGGAGTGGTATGGGACGACGACTCTCAAGTCACCGCAGTGATGGCCGCCGTCGAGTTTGACCCGGAGCGACCGCGAACTGTCGTCGTTTTCGCTGAACACGAATCTACGATGCTCCGTGGGGATCGCGCCCTCTCCACTTGCGGGATCTGCGGGAAGCGATTCAAGGGGTCCTATTTTGGCGCCAAATATTGCAGCCGGAAATGCAGCGGCGCAGCCCGAGCGAAGCTGCGCGAGAAGCAATGCGCCCATTGCGGGAAAACCTTCATGCCCGAGAACAAGTACCGCAAGCTTTGCTCCCCGGAGTGTCGGACAAAGAGCTTCCGGGCGAAACATCGAGCCAAAGCTGCTGCTGTGGGGCATTGCGAGGATTGCGGTAAGCAGACCAGCAAGCCTGCCTACAGGCGTTGCCGGGCATGCTGGAAAGTCGCTCGGGCCGTTGACTTCACCGCGTAGCCGCTGCGTCCTAGCTGACCTCTACCTTGCTACTTACTATGAGTAAGTCAAGCCTGCGGCAGCAGGGGCTACAGCGCAAGATGAGGGAGATCCGCGAGGAACTGGCGATGATCGAAAGAGGTTCCCGTCACGACCCCGATTTCAACGAGCGGATACGCAGGGCCAAGGCCGAGCTTGAGGCGGCGATGACGACCGCCGCTCAGGATCTCGCCGAAGAAGCAGCCTGATCTTCAAAGCGATTCGGCGACCCCTCCACCATTGGGGTCCAGATCAGGATCGCTTGAACGTGGGGCGCAGCGCCGCGAGACCCATCTGACGAGAAAGTCGCTGAGCGTTTGCGCCCCTCCTCTTCAACGACAAGCGACCCCGAAGGGCCGCTGCCGCTCGCGGGCAAGGTTGGAGAACTGGCCCGCTAAGTCTCTTTCAATTCCTCGGCCAGCTCGGCACTCTGCCGCTCTTCATCGAGCGCTGACTCCAAATGCGCCAAAGCCATTGATGCTGTGACCTGCGCGATCTCTTCATGTGGATCGCGGCTTTCGGAATAGCCTTCCGCTGTTTGCGACGCCCGTTCGACAGCTCGCTTTAGCTGGCCCCAGGTAATAAACGTGTCGTCGTCCATCTCGGGTTCTCCCTCCGAGTAGTGGTTGAGCGCCCACCGTAGCAACCCCCCTTCCTGGAAGGCCTGGCAATAGGCCGACCTTGCAAGCAACAGAAAGGCTTGGATCACTCCAGCCCTACTGCCGATAGCGCTCGTCGCTGCCTTGATCGCGCCGAGCCACCCAAATACCGCCGCAAGGCAATGCGACGGAGCAGCATCGTTTCGCCAATTCTCAGCTAGAACGTGGGCGCCTTCTCATTGGCGCAGGGGATCACCCTCAACCAAGGTTCTGGCGGCGAAGCGCAGGCAACTGAATCGAGCCCGGGGCTGCGGCTATCGCGGCAAGCTGCGGGCGAGGTGGCGCCGAGACCAGCGCCACTTCTACGAGCACCGGGCCTACAAGCTGCGCTGGGGGAATTGCTCCGACGCCGGTCCGATCCCCGATTGCATCCACGGGGCGGCTCTGACCTATGGGGCCGATGAAGGCTGGATGCTCAGCGTCTCGATGTGCGAGTCGACCTGGAATCGCTTTGCGGTCAACGGCTCATCGGGGTCGACGGGGCTATTTCAGTTCATCCCATCGACCTGGGCGACCACGCCCTACGGCGGCCGGGACATCTACTCGGCCAAATGGCAGAGCCTCGCCGCCGCCTGGATGTGGCGGCAGGGCAGATCCGGGGAGTGGGTCTGCTCTTAGGAGGTGGTCACCCTGCCGACGCAGGAATTACAAGAACGCCCTCGTTCCTTTCGGAGCGGGGGCGTTTTTTGTTGCCGCAACGTCCGGGGAATGCTGTAGCGCGACTTACCTTTCCGCCCTTGACATATCTGCGTGACCGTATATCTTGGTGCTAGTGGCGAAGCAGACCGACAACGGGGAGCGGCAGGCAGTCTTGGTCCGGCTTCCACATTCGACGCACCGCCGCCTTCAAGAGTTGGCGAAGCGCGAACACCGGACGATGACCGCCGAGGCCAACGTGGCGATCGAGGCCCATCTCGCCAAGGTCGAGGCCGAGGGGGCGAAGTCGTGACCCAACGCACGATAACCACCATTATCTGTCCTAATGGCGAAGAATCGCCGCTAGTCGCCGCTTTTTTTTGTCCCCGGGGTAGTCATAACCACCAGTGTTATGCGGAGAAGTCCTGCAAATCACGCACTAATTTAAGCGAAGTTCTCAGAGTACAGGCTGGTGGTTATGTCAACCTGGGGGTGGCGGCGTGATCGGCACGCCCATCCGCTCGCCCCACTGGCCCTACCTGATTCGGTCAAGCGCTGGCACTTGGCACCGCACCCGCAGGGGTGACGTGGCCAACGGTGGCCATGACTTCGTCCGTACCAAGTGCGGGCGGATCATTCCTCTCGAGGGCTGGGGCGAGGCGCAAGAAGCTCCCGCCTTTGTGCCGCCAGCGCCGTTCTGTGAAAGGTGCGGCTGGTGAGGGCGCGGGCGATTGGGAACGCCGTGAAATATGGCCTGCTCCCTTCCCGCTTCTACGAGAACGAGTGCCACTACGACTGCGGCTACCTCGCCCACCTCGCCATGAACCTCGCCTATGCCTGGCGCTGGCTGACTTGGCGCGAGACAGCCGAGGACCGCGAGTTCGAGAGGGCAACCGCATGAACACCGCAGAACGTAACGCGATTCTCGACCGCTTCGAAGCTGAGAAACGGGAGCTAGGCGAGGGGCTGCTGATCTCGACGGTCAACTTGGAGAACGGTGAGCGCAATGCATTCCACCTCGGGCCGCAAGGCGACTACTGCCCGCAACTCGGACCCGACTACGAAGCGAAGACCAACGCCTATCCGACTACCGGCACAACCCAGATCACGATTCGGAAGATTGACCGGAATGGCGGGGCAGCCGCATGACCTCAGCACTTCTCGCCCCCGTTCGTCACCCATCCGCCGAGCCCGTTCCCCTGAAGCTCCTCCCAGACGGATGCTCTCCCCACGTGGCAGAGGACAAGGGGTGGGAGGTCCCGACAACTGAGGGCCGCAAGGTCCGCGTTCGCGTCTGCCCCCACGGGGAAGCGGTGCAACTGGCAATCGTCAGCACCCGCGGCAACATCATCGAGGCCGTAACGCTCGATAGCGGCCAACTCAATGCCCTGATCGGCGCCCTGAGTAAAGCCGGGACCAAGGCAGACCGCGACCTGATGGCCGCGCTGAAAGACGCCGAGGCCGAAGCGGGCGAGCGCTATCGGCAGGCGCTTGCTCGGAACCCTTGGATGAAGCCGGGGCGTGAGAAGCGGGGGCTGGCGTGACCGCAACTCGGCCTGTCGATGAGATCAAGGTCGGCATTCGTGCACGCAAGAACATGAACGGCCTCGATGCTCTGGTTAAGAGCATTGAGGAGAACGACGGACTTCTGGAGCCGATTCTGATCCGCTCGGACGGGACACTCCTCGCTGGGGCTCGCCGGCTCGCCGCATACAAGCAGCTAGGCCGCAAAGAGATCGAGGTCTATATCCGCGATGACTTCGATGGCGCAGTCGAGAAGCTGATCGCGGAGCGCGACGAGAACATCTGCCGGGAGCCGTTCAAGCCAACTGAGTACGTCGCGCTCGGGAGAAAGCTTGAAGAGCTGGAGAGGCCGAAGGCGCGGGACCGGCAAGCTCACGGCAAAACTGCACCGGGCCGAAACGCTTCCGGAGAATCTACCAAAGCGTCCCATGGCGGCACTCGGGAGAAAGTCGGGGACGCTCTGGGAATCTCAGGCTTTACTTATTTGCACGCGAAGCAGGTAGTCGAAGCCGCTGAGGCTGGCGATTCCGTCGCGCAGGAGGCCGTGAAGGAGATGGATCGGACGGGGAAGGTCAACACAGCCCACCGCAAGGTGTTCCCGAAGCCGTCCAATGGACTTCCGACCAAGACTGACGAGTCGGGCCGCGAGCAGCCAGTAACTCACTTCGGCAAGGGGGACAAGTGGCAGGAGTCCACTGAGCCCCTAACGCGCTACCTCGCCGCATGGAAGAAACGCGACTACGAGTTCGCACATCTCAACCCGCGTGAGGCGACCAACCGCCTAAAGCGGATCGACAGCTTGATCGCGGGTCTTGAGGCAGCCCGCGCCGACCTTGAACCTCGCAGCCAGAAAGCAAAACTGACCCTGACCTATAGGAAGGATCAATAATGGAGGATTTCACTGGGAAGCAAACCATGGTTGACCCGCGCAGGGTAGTGGTTGACCATAGATACCAGCGTCCCGAGAAGGCCGCGCTGATTGGGGCTATCGCATCGGACCCGCGCTGGGAGTTGTTTGGGGCGCTAGTTCTCTTCAGGCGCAGCGAAGCTGAGCTGTATTACTGCGCCGACGGGCAGCAGCGGCTTCGGGGCGTCCTTTCCTCTGAGACTCCACCCAGCAGGGTCCCGGCGGTCGTCTTCACCGTGCCAAAGATCGAAGACGAGGCCGCGATCTTTGTTCGGATCAACGAGTTCCGCAAGCAACTCACTCCACTAGAGAAGCATGAAGGAAAGAGATGTGCGAAGGAGCCTGCGGCCCTCGCCATTGAGCGTGCGACCGAGGCGGCGGGTTTCTCGATCTCGGACTCTGAGTCTTCACGTGCGATCGGAGCGCCTGCTGCGCTCTATTACGCCTACAACGCGCTTGGGGAGCAGGGCCTTGTTCAACTGCTCACGGTGGTGCATCAGGCATGGCCGAACGACAAGAAGGCCCTGACCGCTAGTTCGATCAGGGCTCTTGCGGATGTCATCGAGGAGAAGACGAGCAATGGCGGGTTCTCTCGCACCGCTCTCACCCGCAAGCTGGAGAAAACAACCCCGAGTGCGTTGTTCCGCAAAGCCGAGGAGATACATTTCGATACTGGTAAGTCGAAGGCCGCATCCCTTCGCGCAGCATTCAAGGTGTTGGCGAAGGTCTAATGCCTCCGGTCGCCACCAAGCCCCTTGAGGTTCGGCTCGACGTTTGTCCCCATTGTCGAAGGGTCGGCAAACTGCCCACCGAGTCGTGGTCGGGGAAATCGCTCTGCCGTGGGCGCGTTGGGGAAATGCATCCGAAAGCGCGGATGCAGTCGCGGCGCTTCCGTGAGGTCGTGGCGGAGGAGGCCTCCCCGTGACCATCCTCTATGTCAGCGGCGGCATCCTCGTAGTCCTCTATGGCTGGGGCTGGCTCCGCTACCACGCCATCATCCGCCGCGACCAGCGCGAGCTGGAGCGCAAGGCCCGCAGACTGGCCGAGGAACTACAGCGCGAAGAAGAGAAGCCCTACCGGGTTTTGGGGGGCAGCAGGGGACCGGCTGAGAACCACACCGGCAAGACGAAGGTGGGCTGGCGATGAGCGCCTTCAAACTCAAACACCTTCGCCCCGTCCCCGACCCGATCAACGACCGGATCACAAGGATGCGAGAGGAGCTCGGCGCCGAGCCCGAGGACTTCATCGCCGGATATGTCTCAGAAGCCGACGAAATCCTCCGCGATGCCGGAAAGGTCGCCACCCACTACGAGCGCTCTGACCTTCACCTGAAGATCGTCAAGCAGAGGGCCTCGCTGGCCGACCTGCTGGCGGAGCTTGGGGGTGCGGTGTGAGCGAGACAACCTCCGTCAAGAGCTTCGGCGAGGGCCGGGACTGGAACAGCGATGACGGCAAGGTCAAGCTGACCTTCTACGACTGCGTGTTCGACCGCAACGGCGCGGACTTCGAGGCCAACTGGGGCAAGCAGCAGGGGACCGGCGACCCGGTTGTCGGGGAGTCGATCGAGGGCGAGTTCTTCCAGAAAGACGGCAAGTGGCGGTTCCGCAAGGCGAGCAAGCCACGGGAAGGCACAAGCTCCGGCGGTGGCGGCAACTACAAGCCTCGGCCCCCAGAGGAAATCGCCGGCGCCCGCCACGCCCACAACCTCCTTGTCGCCTCCGAGAACCTCGAGCGGCTCCCGGCTGACGCCGACACGGAGGCGCTCACGAACCGGATGGCGCTCTTGAAGTTCATGGCCGATGCGCTCGACAGGCAGACGGCCGCGGTCTCACAAGCTGCGACGGAAGGCGGGGGTCGCGACGCGCAACCCGAGGCGTCTCGTTCATCGCCTCCGTCTTCCTCGCAGAACAACGGCCAGGCCACCCACGAACGCCTCGCCGTCCTACTTGAAGCAGCCGGGGTCAACGACGTCGCAGCTCGGACGATCAGCGATCACGTCCTCACCGCATTCACGGCAGAGGAACAGGACGCTGCGATCGAACTGCTTGAAAACGAGACCCGCAGGGCGGCGGCGGTGAAGCGGCTCAGCGAGCGGACCGTGAAGGCGACCGGGGAACCGTTGCCGAGGCCGACCGCCGACGACCAAATTCCGTTCTAGTGAGCCTGCTCGATCCAACCTGCCGGACCTCCGAAGTCGCCGCCTTCCTTGACGCGAACCATTATCTAGGGCGGGCCCAGCGTGGCTTCGCATGGTCCGATGAGTTCGGAGTCGCGGTATTCGCCAACCCCAGCTCCCGCTACCTGCCGCACGACCGTTGGCTCGAGCTGATCCGCTGGTGTCTGGTTGGCGTCCCGAATGGCGGCTCGCGGCAATGGTCGCGGATCGCCAAGTGGCTGAGGGCGGAACGGCCCGAGATCACAACAGTCGTCAGCTACTCAGACCCCTCGCAGGGACACACCGGAGCGCTCTATAAAGCCTGTAATTGGCGGCACGCGCCGACCTGGCACCGGCTCTTCCCGCCGCCGAGCGGCAATGGCAGTTGGGCGCCCACCTCTCCCCAGCAGGCGGTCAAGGATCGCTGGGTGTTCGAATTGCGGCCCGACCGGGCCCGCGCCGAGATCTTGCGCGTCAAGGACGGCCGAGCGAGGGAGTTGGCTCCAGCGTGAACCGCTCCCGCTTCGAAGACGAGCTCGGCACCCCTCACCTCTCCCGCGACCTTCCACAAGAGCCCGAGTTCCTCCCGATCTCCTACCCAGACGACCAGTTCGAGGGCCGCTGGAGCGCAATTCAGGACCGCATGGAAGAACGGCCCGAAGAATTCGAGGAGCCGATGGAGCGGTGAAATTGGAAGGAACCCGCCGATGCGACCAATGCGGCAAGCCGCTGACCATCTATCGATCTGACGCTCGCTTCTGCGGCGAAGGCTGTAGAGCCCGCTGGCACTACTTGCACCGCGACCCACAGCCCTCTACGTCTATCCGGATAACGGGCCAGAGCAAGCGGGAGAACGCGTCTCGCACCGGTTCACGTGGCGGCCACCTACCCCCACTGAGCCTCGCCGACGTCCAATCCCTCTTCGCCTCCTGGCGCTCCCGTGAATATGGCTGGGTGCGGGCGCACATCCTCCTCCATGCTGCGGAGGCCGGCGAGTTCCATGCCGATGACTGCGCCGACTGGGAGCTTGAGCAGCCGAACCTGATCGGCGCCGCGGTCAACGCCCTCGCCAAAGCCCAGCTTCTGGAGAAGTTCAACCGCCGCGGGGAGGTCGAGCACCGCAGGGGATCGAGTCTGGCCTCCCACGGGCGGGCCTCCTATGTCTGGAGAGCCACGGAGCGGGGCAAGCAGGTAGCGCGGGATCTGTGGAAGCAGCGGGAGGCTGGCGGTGGGTTTTTCGCGGCCAGCGAACCCAACATCATCGTGAGCGTCGGAGTCGGCGCTGGAAGTGAGTCGCCTGCGGAGGCGGCAGCGGACCGGGGTTCTGCTGAAAGGTCCCATCCACTCGCCAGCGCCGATTCGGACCCTCGCCTCTTCCCGCTCCCGTCCCGTAGTGCGATTAGGGACGCGGAAGTTGCATGAAACGCCCCCGCCCCCGACCTCCCCGCTGGCCCATCTTCACACCCGCCAACGACCTCCCGCACCGTAGCCAATCGGAAGGAAGGTCGAAAGCGGTCGCCTACACGTACGGCTCGACAGAGGAGCGACAGACGCGTAAGCAAGTGAAGGTTGACAGACGGGGACGACGGTGTTATTGCGCGCCAGCGCGACGCTACCGCTTGAACCCTAGCTGCTGTTGTTCAAACCGTAGTGTCTCTAGAACCCCCCCTTACCCCCCCTTCGAAAAGGGGGGGAAGTCATGAGGGAGAGGACCTGGAGGTCGAAGTACCGCAGCCCCGGGCGGATGAGTAACCGCGAATACGTCGATTACGCCATTGCCTGCTCGGTTCACGCTTCCGATGAGGACAAGCAGCGGGCTCGAGCTGCCGCGACCTCGCTCCGCGAACCCTTCGCCTTCAACGCCTGCCTAGTCGTACTTGCCAGCGAGGAGGAGCCGATGCCGGACCGGGTTCGCGCCGAGGCCAAGAAGCTCACCCGGGAAAACGAGCGCTTCTACGCAAAGGAGGCCACATGAACCCCGCCGTCCTCGAAGCAAGCCGCCGCAAGGCGCTCGACTGCGCCAACGAGATCCGCCACCGCCGCTCTGTCTTGAAGGAAGAACTGCGCGAGGGCTCGGCGATCCTCGCCGAGGTTCTGATCGAAGACGAGGCCTACTTGCAGACGATGAAACTCATGGACCTGCTACTCGCCACACCCGGGATCGGGTCGACCAAGGCCCGCCGGGTCTTCGCCAAGCTGAAACTACCCTCCGATGTGCAGATGGAGTCGGTGTCGATCGGGCGCCGCGAAGATGTCCTGGCCTACCTGCGGCTCAACTTCCCGCAACTGACGTCGGTGGCCGCGTGAGCCACCAGATCAAACCCCACCCGCTATCCCTACCCAGCAGCACCCCCAAAGCCCGGAAGGGACTCAAGAGGGGCCGGAAGCCTGAGACTGCCGCTGCGAAGAAGGCCCGGGAGCGGTTCAACGAGGTCGTCACCGACTGGGGCTGCTTCTTCGGGCCGACACATATGCGGCTGGCGCAGGACTACGAGCAGCTTGGCCGCTACCACCGGCGCATCCACTACTGCGATGGGGTTCTTGACGCCCACCACTTGGTCGAGAAGCAATGGATTCGCCGCAACTTCTCCGATCTCCCCGAAGATGAGCTGCTGGCGATCCTGTTTGATCTCCGCATCGGTGCCCCTCTCTGCCGCGCCGCCCACGACAACATCAAGAAGGAGCGGATCTACTGGGACGAGGTAAGCGAGGAGTGCAAAGAGTTCTGCGCCGAAGTCGATAAGCGGCACCGCCATAGTGTCGAATCCCTGACGGGCCGCCGCATCTTCACCCGCCCCTCAATGCTTACCCGCCTGAAACTGGAATGCCCCGAGCGCGGCACCGAGTGGGAGGAAGTGTCTGAGCGGGTGACGCATGGCTAAATCTCCAACAAAGGCCGAGTTGCTGCGGGAGCTAGCTAATTCGCGGGATATGTCCTCTCGCTTTCTTGCCGAGCTTGTCGCGCTTCGCGAGGCGGTCGCCACCCATCTGCGATACGTCGATGGCGAGCTAGTCGAAGGAGTGCGGGAAGGCCGCCACACCCACGAGGTTGCCGCCAACATCGCCGAGCATCAGTCTCGCAATCTGCGGTGGGCGGTCGAGAAGACCGGACAATTGAGCGAGAGAGACGGTACGGCTGGCCCGTCGTGCTGCATCCCCGACCTACCAACCGACCGAACCATTTTCTACCCCGCCGAGTTCGGTGGCGAGATGACTGCGACTCCCGAAGTGTCTGAGCGGGAGGGGGTGGGACGGTGAGCGGACGCGATGTTGTTGAGCGTCTGGAGGCGGACTTCCGCAGCTTGGAGGAGCCGTTCACCGTCGTCTTCGAATCCCGCGAGGATGCCCGCGCCCTCCTGTTCGCGCTGGCCGGTGACTACCTAGCCGGTCTGCCCGAGTGGCGTAGCCGCCAAGCCCACGGCCTACTCGCAATCGTCAGCGCCCTAAGCAAGGTCGAAGGCGACATCCGGAAGGAATGATGACCCCCAACCGAACAAGAGAGGAGGCGGTGGGGCAATGATTGGCTGGGAACCACGCCAAACCGGACTGTGGCATTTGTCGCGGGGTAAGGCGGCGACTTCTCTCTGCGGCGTCCTTGTCGCCGGGATTGGGCGCTACGTCCAGCGCGACCCCCACAAGATCGACCACTACGAGGGAACCCGCTGCCCTACGTGCTGGATGGAGTGGAAGCTGCTAGG